AGTCCAATAAAAATTATAATCAATTTTCGCTAGTTGTCTTTGTTCTAAATATTCTAATACCTTCACATAATTTTCATCTAACCCTGTAGGCTCTAACGCCTTGTAATCTGTCCAGTCTTGTAAACGTTTTGCACCTTCAGGAAGCGATTTAGATTCAAATTTTGGTAATTGTATGATAGGCGCCTGACCTGTTGTTTCTTCTTTTAGTTTTAAAACTTGCAAAGCCAATTTAGTAATAACATCATCAGGAGTATTCATCCATCGCATCAATTTACGCAATCTGTATGATAAATTTCTTCCAGGTTGCCAACTTGCTGTGTAGCCACAGTTAAAACAGTGATAACTTATGCCGCCATCACCATTAGCAATGAGTCCGCCTCTTTGTCTGGAGTCTGCTGTGGTACCTTGATGAGAACAGCAAGGAGCGTTAAAAGCCAACCACCCGCTAGGCGTTTTCTTTCTTTTAAAAGGCAAGTGTTGTAATAGTGTATCGTAAACAGAATTCATTTACGTTATTATATTTTATATTTTGGTAAAAGTCAATTAATTTCGAATTAAAATTTTGGTAATGTCTTCGTCGTAATTTGTAGTTGGGTCGGCTTTGTCTGTGGTATGCTTTATTCTTAAGTAATTGAAAATGCCATTAAAGTTTACATACTTCAATGTGTCTGTTGTATCAACAGATATAGTTGCTACATCTGACCAATTAGTTGAACTGCTCACTTGTGAGTCTAAAGTTGCTTGGACAGTGATATCACCATCTGCATTATCTAGATAAAAAGCCGCTGTGTGCAATGCTTCGTTGCCATTTATAGCCGGTTCGGCAGTGATTGCCTCAGATAAGAATATAGGACTGTCTGCACTGTCCTGGCTCAATGATGTTACACTATATGATTTCAATGGTCCTGGTATTTCACTGGCATCCAAGTAAACAGAACCTTTGCTTTCAAAGTGTGAATTACTGTATGTCAATATTCTTTCGTTACTTGAATCGTTAACAAGTTCTATTGTATAGTTTAAAAATTGAGATTGTAAATTTAATAGTTCATTTTCTGTCAGTGTAACTGTGAACATTCCAACGTTGCTTGGAGTAGTAGTTTCTATTATTGTAGCATCTTTTTCCACTACTAAACGTGTTTTTTCGTCAAACATTTTAAATTTAGGTGTGTATGTGTTGAGCACCGACACAGGTTTCTGATCTGCGTTGACCACTTGAAAAGATATTTTATTATCTATTCCTCTGTAAATGTTTAATCGTCTTGAATACAAGGCTCTATACTCCGTTACGTTTCCTGCCACATCTGCGGTAAGCAGTACACTACTATTTAATAAATATCTCTGAACTAATTGCATAACTTTTTGTAATATTTATCATATGTTAAGAGACGAAATAGAATCTAAATTTCCCTACATTTCTGTCGTAGAATACGGCGGTAAAGAGTATGTTGGCGTCATAAACAACCAAGATAATGCAGTTACAAGTGTGTATGTGTACACAGATTTACATACAGAAGAGCAAAAAAAGTATTTTATTCAAACGTGTGAAACATGGTGGTGGGAATCAAATAGAATGATACCTATCAGTATTTTTATGCGTGATGAAATGGAAAAATTTAGAAGCATTATCATGATAATGGCAACAAAAGACGTGCGGGTAGTAATAGGACCTTGCACAAATCTTAATAGTTTGGCTATGAAACGAACCAAACGCAAATCCGTCCAGTTAGTTAGAAAACCTAAATAATTATTGATAAGGCCAAATAGTAGTGTGTGGATCTACTTTTTCTTTGGCCCATTTAATTCTGTTCCAAAGTCTTTCGTGTCCATAATACAAAAACATCTTTGTAACTACTTCAATACCAGCAATGGCTCCTGCTAAAGTCCACGTACCAGTAACAAACCATGAAATAATAAATGTATCAGTTGTGGCTAATACACGCCACGTCAATGTTTTTGCTAGACTTCTTCTTGCTTTACTTTTCATTGTTTAATTGCTCACATATTAGATTCATATGCACTATTACTGCAACAGCATATGATGTTGCATGACTTTTTTTAAAAAAATATCCTTCTTTTGGTTTTACCCAAACTTCTTTCATTATTTCTTCCCAAGACTTATTGATAAGATATCTTTTGCTTGGTCTTATAATTGCCAACACTGCCGCCAATTGCTCAATAGATGTTGGCTTTAGTTTTTGCAAAATTGCACTGTGTCCATTCAAATGAAACACTTGATCGCTAAAGTCTTTTGCTTCTAGTAGTTGCCACATTGGTGTTTTAGTCATTAGTTCAACTAAATGTTTTTCATTTTTTACTTTCTCATAGATGCTTACATTTAAGAAATCTATTTTAAAGTAACCTCTATCTTCTGCTTGTTTATAATCAAGAGTGCTGACATTGTCTAATGGATTGTGTGGCACTTCTGTAAAATAAACTCCTGTGTTGTGTTTTTTGCCAGTATCTAATTTGGCAACTCTGTGTTTTAATTTGTTCAACACAATATTTCTATCTGCAAAGTCTATATCTATATCAGGCATTTACTACTTCTCTTAATTTTGATTTAGGAACATCTATGTGACGTTTATCGCATACATCATCTATAACACAAATATTACATTTAGGTTTCTTACTTTTACATACTCTTTTTGCATGAGTTATCAATTGCATATGAGCCGCATATTTGTATTTGTCTGGTGTTGTATCATTTACTATCACTGCACTTTTACTTTCATCTAATGTGTCTGTCCAACCTAGTCTCCATAACAATCTAAACACATGAGTATCAACTGCTATGTTAGGTGCTCCCCAAACAAATCTCATCATGATGTCCGAACTTTTACGACCAACTCCGGGTAACTCCATAAGTTGTTTTTGTGTTTGTGGAACTTTCCCATCATATTCCATTAGTAGTTTGTTACTTGTTGCTAGTATGTTTTTTGATTTTGCATTGTGTAATCCTGCTGGACGTATTGCTTCTATAATCTGTTCTTGAGAAAGTTTTATCATTTTTTCAGGAGTGTCTGCTAGTGCAAATAATTGCTTACACGCGATTGCTGTTCTTTTGTCTTGGCTTTGTGCTGAAAGCATAACTCCTATCAAACTAGTGTATGCTTCTTTGTGTATTTTTGCCGCTGGTTTCCTGTTAGAATACTTGGGCCAGTAGTTCCCTAGTTTTGTGTAAATGTATTCAATTTGTTGCTCTGTTTTCATATAATTTTTTAACTCGCCTTGTGTGCCTTCCTTTTAAAAATTTTGTTGTAAAGAATGCTTTACACATAGCCTTTGCAGTATCAAAATTTGTGTGATCTGCTCCTATACATAATACATTCATATCGTTGTGTTGTCTAGCCTGTTTTACATCAGAAACATTATTACAAACCACTGCTCTGACTTTTCTAAATCTATTTGCCTGTATTGCCATGCCAAAACCACTACCACATATTAATATTCCCCTGTCGCAAATTACCATATTGTCGGCAACTTTCATAGCAACATCATTGTAATCTGTTCTTTTTGGTTTATGCACACCTGCATCTTGAAATACTGCAATATCAAATTTACTTTCACTTTCTATATCATCTGGACAAAGCCAAGCAGAAAGTTTTTCCTTTAATTCATAACCTCGATGGTCTGATCCTATTATTAAATCTATCATAGTCCTGCTTCTCTAACAATTTCTTTTACAATTTCAACATCAGCAGGAGACCTTTTAAACCTAAGTGACCAATGTTGTGGATTTAGAACGTAACTTACAATTTGTAATTGTTCTTCATTCATGTTCTTTAACATAGCCTTCCCTGATGCACAATTTAAAACAAGCCACGGAGAAATTTTTCCGTCTTTTATTTCTTGCGTTGCCCTGTTTAAACTTGCATATTTGAAATAATGATTCCAAGGAGCACCCTTCTCATCAGACCATTCCATCATATTTTTTACTGATCTTTTGACAGCGTCTTCAACTCTTTCTTTTAAAATTACATCTAGTGCATATGTTTGATACAGTTCTTCTCTACACCAATGATCTAATTTAACGCCCGAAGTAACAACATAATCTATAAATCTTTCTGGATATAATGGTTTAACGTTACTTAAGAAACTTCCAAACTTAACAAACGCAGTGTAATAAGGACTTTTACAAAACTGTTGATATGTTTTAGGCTCTTGTTGATTCTGACACAGTTCATAAAATCTAATGTATGTCTGATATCCAAGTTGCACTCTACGTTCATCCTTTTGTGTGAATCTTCTCTTTTGTTCACACATATGCACTGCTAAAGTTTTTTCACGTGTAAATTTTGCACCACAATGTTGGCAGATATATACTTCGCTCATAGTATTTTCTTAATAACTTCCTTGCTCATTCCCATTTGTTCTGCATATGCTTTCACATCTTTTGCAGTATTAATTTTCGATAATAATTCTATTTCGTCTTCTTTTAGGTTTGTAAATACTTCTTTTAAGAATTTAGCAGTTTTATTTTTTCCCGCACTATCTTTGAATTTATATCCAATCCATTCATGCCATTTAATTGTTCGATCTTCATCTTGTGTCGCACACAACAGTAACCAAAGCAGTTTTTTATGTTTGCTTAATGTAAAAAAGTTCTTGTTGTAGTATTCATTTGTTTTTAAAATTGTTAGTTCTTGTTTTGCTCTTGGACCTTTAATTGCACTAGCATATCTATTAAGCAAATAGAAACTTACCTGCTTTTTCTCATCATCAGATAAGTCATCCCAAACGTTTGTTGCTTTCATATCGATAGCCGCAAGTATATCTTTGATTGGTAATTTATTATTCTTCGTAGCCATATAATTCAAGTAATACTATATACTTCTCCCACGCTTTTTGCAAGCCTTTATGTTTCCAACACATTTCCACTGCTCTTTCAGTCATGTAATATTGTCTGCGTTGATATTCTTCTTCAATAGTTGCTTTGTTTGATTTTGAAATTAAAACTTTTGGACCTCTACCATTTGTTTGACCGTAAACTGTTTCTCCACCATCTGGAGATGTGAAGATCATTACGTCTTCTGCTTTTTTCTTTTTGGTCTTTCTAGGCACTACAATAATTCTGTATAATCAATAGTTTCGCATTGTCTACTAATGTCTTTCACAAAAAATGCACAATGTGGTTTCTTACCTTCAGTAATCGGAACACTCAATAATTGATTGTTTTTAATCTTAGGAAAGTACCATTTCACATCATTGTAAAAGTTTGTAACTTTTATTGTTCCAAAGTCTGCTTTGAATCCAGACAATGGATTGAATAAAAATGCTTCAAATCCTCTTTCACCTAAACTTGTTAACGGAACAACATCTACACTTGCACTGTTTTCTTGATCTCCTACTGCTATGTTCCAATCTAACGGCATCGTTAGTTCATGTCCATTTATTTCTAATACTATTGCAGGACAACTAAAAGATTCAACATATATCATTGGTAAAAAGAAAAAATCAGGCTCCTTTGGATTGCTGTTATCGAGAACTGAAAATCTCATGTCTTCGTTCACGTGATCAGGCAATTTGTTCATTTCATATGCTATATTGTCTAATGTTAATATTCTCATTTTGTATAATCAACCTTTTCTACTGTAAAAGGATAGTTTGCTTCTTTATAAAACTTTTTCCTTTGTGTTAAATGTCTTTTTGCAAATTTACAAGTCGACGTTATGTCCCATATTTGCACAAAGTCTTTGTCTTTTGCCTTACGTATGCCTCTTCCTATTGATTGAATTACTCTTATAAATGATTTGCCTGGTTCAATTAAAATTAAATTAAAAATTCTTGGAATATTAATACCCACACTTGCCACACCGTATGTTGCAATTAAAACTTTATTATCTGCCTCTCCTATTTCTTCATATTGATCTTTTCTGTCTTGTAACTTTGTTTCGCCTCTTATGAATGTGCTGTTAGGAATAAGTTCTTGTAATTTTTCACCTGCTGTTATTCTGTCAACCAATACTAAAGTATTTCCTGACTGAGATATTTTGTCTACAAGTTTAGAAATATATCCTATTCTTACAGAATTTGTTACTAAAAATTTAAGTTCTTCTTGATAATTTTTGTGTACAAGTGTATCAATCATCTGCACAATGTTTACGTGACAGTTACTTAATACACCTTTTTCTTGCAGTTCTTTAGCACTAATCTGATTTATAACTGGCCCGATGCCTGCCAATATTGCTTGAAATTCAAATTGTTCTTTAGGCACTGTGCCTGTTAAACCCCATCTCAATGGAGCATGATTTAAATGTTGTGTGAGAAGTTTTTTTAAAACTTCTGCTTTTGCTTGATGCACTTCATCAATGATAACTGTTTTTACTCCTTGTAAAAATTCACCAAGTGTAACTCTTGCTTCACCGTCTTTACTTTTCTTATCAAGGATATTCAAACTTTGCCATGTACAAATTGTGTGTGTTTTGTTTAATTCTTTCCTGTCACCAAAGTAAACTCCTACATCAAGACCAACAATTTTATAATCTTCTTCTGTTTGCGTAACAAGACTTTTGTTTGGAACTATGACCAATGTCCTACCTACAGGTTCACATAGTTTAGATAAACACGCAGTAATAATTGTTTTTCCAGCACCTGTGGCAACTTCTTGTAAACTTTGTGGATTTTTTAAAAAGTTATTGATAACTTCTACTTGATAATCACGCAGTTCAATATTTTGTCCTTCAGCAACGTGACCTTTGGGCCATACTTTATCTGCTAGATAATCTTTGTCAACAGTTGAAAACTGTAAATCAACTTTTTCTCTTTGGTCTTCTAATTCATCTATTTCTACGCCGTTTTGATGTAGTAAATTAATTATAACATCTAAATGATTAACGAAACCATTTCCTCCTAGACCAAAGAAACCAATCTTTCCGTCCCATCTACCAAGTTTATATTGTGGAAGATATCTTGCGTATGGAACTTGGAATTTTAATTTGTTTGCAATTTTTCTACGTACATCAACAGGAAGATTATGTATCTTAACATTTACTTCGTCAGCAATAGTTATTTTACACTTCATATTTTTTCAATGCTCCAAATCATATCGTTCCAATATCCATCTTCTCTGTCATAATGTATTGTAAGGTCATATTGATGAATCAATTTGTCTATTTTATTATAGTGCCTAACTGATCCAAGACTGATAACACATTCTGGCTCCCAAACTTCTTTTAACAAGTCCTTTGGAATTTTTTTATTATTAATATA